TCAGCGTCTTCAACTGAACCAAGTTCTTGAACCGCATCCTCATTCACATTGATATTTTTATATCTTCTTAATAATTCCTTTTCTCTATCTGTAAGTGGATCGGCAGTGAATAAATATTCTTTGTCCGCTAATTTAGGAACTTTTGAAGATATTACATCCCAACTTTCAGTTTTATGTCCCGAGAATCCTCCCGCCATATTTTTACCATCGGCAATTCTTTTTCTTCCATATTCATCAACCAAGATAACCACCGCAAAGTTTAAATCGTCAAATGGTTTGTCTTTATCAATAACATAATAAAGTGTTAGGTTGTTTTCCAAACGATAGTTGTAGTATAAGTTACCACCACCAACTCTTGATGTACACCAAGGTCTTCCGTGTGCTAATCTAATACATTGTTCTTTACCATTTGGTTTGAAGATGTATAAATTATCTTTGTCGTAAATGTTTTCTATCCCTTGAAAGTCATCACCTTTCTTTTGCGGAACATCATCACCATCAGGTAAGTGATCCAATGATGCTTCTAAATCATCAAATGACATTAACATAATTGGTGGAGTATTAGGTTCCAATCTATCGTATAAATCAACATATCTTTCAATGTATGAAAGGATTTGTTCATTTGTTAAATCATTTCTTTCTCTTTTAAATTTTTCAAAAGCCGCTTTAGTAATAAGTCCTCCAAATTTATTTTGGATTACCTCCACTAATTTCAAATAAGGATATTTCATAATATCTCTATTTGGTTCAGGTAAATAATTTCTTATCTCCAAGAATTTTTTAATCATTGACTTAACTTGTCTTTGATCAGAACCTTTACCAGGACCTTTCATATATGTCTTATATATATCACCTTCTTCTTTCTTAACTCTTTTAGATTGAATTAAAGATTTAAGTTGATCATATGTATATTTTGTAATGTCTCGTTTGTCTGATGCCAATCCGTTTTTATATTTGTCAAAATCGTTAATATAACTTTTGATGTCGTCCTCCGAATCTTCAGTTCCTTCTTGGAATTTAACAACAAGTTGATTCATTAATTTATTTGATATTTCCGTTAACCTAAATCTTGGATCAACATTTTCTACAATTACTGATGATAAAATTTTTACTAATTTCATTTGATGTTTTTACTATAAATATTACAATAATTAAAAATGGACGAATTAATTAATAATTCATTATGAGAAGTTCCTCACCCATATTTTGTTTGGTTCCTTTTTTTGCCGCGGCAGCCTTTGCAAACTCCTTTCTTTCCCACCTGTATATGTTGTCGGGGAAGAAAAAATGTAATTGTTCAAAGTCATAATAAGATAAAGTAAATTTACCCTGAACCTCATTTAATACTTTTGCCAACCTTTCGTGATCTTTTCTGTCAAAGTCGTGGTTTGAATAATAATTCTCTGTTTTCCAATAAGGTGGATCAACATAAAAATATGTGTTCGGTGAATCATATTTTTTAATCACATCCTCAAAATCCATATTCTCAACGTCGGTAATTTTTAAAAAATGTTCAATCCAATCAGGTTTTGACAATTTATCTCTAAATGTTAAATACTTTGATTTATACTTACCCTTTAAATCAATAAATGAACTTGTTTCAGGTTTACTACCACTAAAAACTTGTGTTAGAATGTAAACATATTTCGCAGCAACCTCATAATTACCAGGTTCTACACTGAAACCCTCACCAAAAATTTCAGCCTGAAACCTGATGAATTGTTCTTTGTAAATCGGTGGTGTAGGAAATTCACCAAATTTTTGACACTCAATCGCATTAATTGCATTCAATAATTCTGTTGGGTTTTGAATGCACTTGAATAAATTGTAGTTTAGTGGATTAAAGTCGTTGTAAACAACTTTTTTTAGATTTGGAAATTGTTTTAAATCCATATTAAAGAAACACCAGTACGCACCTCCGAAGCACTCTACATATGTTTCCATATTTTTATCATAGAAAGGGACTATCCACTTTCCAATTTTACTCTTACCTCCTATATATGAAACCAAAATTATTATTTTTTTCTGTATTTATATTTATCTTTTATTATATCAATTACCTCATCAAAGATAATCTTTTTTCTATTTAAAAACAAGACAGATTCAGAATAAAATCCATTGTAAATTTTTTCAATATCTGACATACCTGACCAACCAATATATTTATAATCTTTATCTTTTGGTCCGTATAACTTATTTGTGTTCACACCAAACAAAACATTCATTCTTTCGTTTATTTTATTTAACATATCTATTGATCCGCTAACAATTCTTAAATCACCTCTTTTTGTATTATCTCTTTTATCTTCTTTAATTCTAATACATCCATCACCATCAAAATAACCTCTTAAAAAATGTCTTTCCAATGTTTCATCAATGATGGGGTATTGTAATGTAAATGTTTTATTTGAGGTTACTCCTAAATTAATTAAATCGTTAACCATTTTTTTACCCGAAAAATGAATTTCCACCATCTCTCTCTGACCATGTTTCCATATGGGCATTTCACCATTAACACTCACAATAAAAGATTCCAAAATATGTCTATCTTTTGTATGTAATTTTAAAGTTACTTGATATCTATATTTTTCCACATTATTAATAACACAACCATCAGCGAATAAAAACCCTAAAAAATATGCCCTTTCTTCATTATCAATTCTTTCAAAGAAATCTTCGTTATAAAAATATTTACGCTTCTTAATATAATTAACATCTTTTCTTTTTATAATTTGTTTTTTATTATAATCTTTAACACATAAAATACAAGATTCTCTAGTATCATCAGTGGTTTTATTTTTTTTATAATATTCTTCTAATTCCTTCTCAATCCCACATTTACTACAAATTTTTCCCGTCATAATACTCTTTAACTAAATTCTGAATAAATTTAGAAACACTTATTTCCTCATTCTTCATCTTATCAAAAAGATATCTATCAATACTAATTCCGTATTTAACTTTTTTATCTTTTTCTTCCTTATAAGGTTTTCCTTTTGTTGCCATATAATTATAAATATACTTAAATATAAGAAAAGTGCGTTAAAAGTAAAGTTTTTTTTAAAAAAGTTTTGGCAGAACCAAAAACTTTACTATCTTTGTATCGTTGATGTGATTGAGTAATCAATGTTATCAACAGGTTGTCAGAATCCTATTAAACAAACTGACCACTAATGACTGGGTGAATCGGTCTGGGTTGATTACCCCAATTTTAGGAATGAAATAATTGTAACCCCGTCCCAAAAAGATGGGGTTTTTTCATATTTATAACAATATGAAATTCTAATCACCAAAAACGATAGTATTATTATTAGAGAAGATTTTGATTTAAATCACTTTACTAAAATTGTTAAAGGTGATATCATTATCTATATTATTTAAATTATGGAACAAGAATTAGAACAACCAAAAGGTGAAGCAACTCAAGTTAAAGGGTGTAAACAATGTAAAAAAGGTATGAGTAAAACTCAATGGGGATTACTAATATTTTCGTTATATATGTTTGGCTCCGGTATTTACGGAACCTATCATATAGTTAAAGACATTATTTCTTTATTTTAATCCCTCTCAAATCTTACGTGTTGGTTAACCAACAAATCACCTACCATCTCACCTTTAAACCCTTTTGATTTAACTCTTAAGGGTTTTGTTGTATCAAATACTTTTGGGAACTTCAATCTTACAGTCCCGTCAGGATGTGGGATTTCAAAATCACTGTTTTTCAAATCTTCCAATGTGAAATATACATTATAAACTAAATGTGGTCCGTATTTCTCAAAATTATTATCTGAAACCAACTTGATTCTAACCACTAAATTACCGTAAACTCCATTTCTAAAATCACCAATACCTTGTAGTCGTATGAATTGTCCTTCATCAATACCCACAGGTAATTGAACCTCCACAGTTTTCATTTCGTCTTTAGTCCCCGCACCGTTACAAATATGACAAGGATTTGTGATAACCTGTCCTTGTCCTGAACAAGTGTTACAAGCTGCCTGAACCATCTGTATATACATTCCTGAACCCATTTGTTTGAAAATAAAACCTTGTCCGTTACAAGTGGAACATATTTTCTTTTCACCACCACCCCCATTACAAGGATCACATTTTAGTTTTCTCTTATATGTGAATTCTTTTTTTGCCCCCAAATATGATTCGGTTACATTTAATTCGGTGTCAATAACTAAATCGTGAACTCTATTTTGTTGTCTACCACCAAATGTCTGATTGAACATATTTCGGAGAGCTTCCTCGTGTCCACCAAATGGATTATTTTTTCTCATATCGTATTCTTGTCGTTTACCTTCATCACCGATCGTATCATACGCCTCGCTAATTTTTTTAAACATTTCTTCATCACCACCAACATCAGGGTGATTCTCTTTTGCCAATTTACGATACACTTTTTTAATCTCATCTTGAGTTGCGGTTTCGGGAACCCCTAATATGTCGTAATAATTTTGATTATTCATTTATACTGTATTTTGGTTATATTTAATTACAAAGATATTAAAAAATGGACAATTTTACAATTGTATTATTCAAAAATAAGGTAAAAAAAAGAATTATAAAGAAATTTAAAACTAAAGCCAGAGCAACAAAGTTTTATAAAGATTTAATTGATGAGAACAAAAAAGTGTTTTTTGGTGTTGAAACTGAAAACGGAAAACAATGTAAGTATGAAATTGCTTTAGTTTCAAGAATGACTGATTCAAATCCTTACTTCGTTAGAGATGAATATGGTAGAACGATAAAGATTGAGATGGAGGACCCTGATTTTATGATCCTTGAAATTAACTCGTATAATAAAGAGGAAATGTTGTTTGATATTAAGAACTCAAAACGAATTAGTATTCCGGAGTTTTTAAGGAAATATCTACCCAAAGTTGGGGTTAAATTATTATCAAAAATAAATAATAAAATTGTTGTTCAACGAGATAGTGATATAAATTTATTCTCATTAAAGAGTGAGGATGATTGTGATAGATTTGTTGATGGTATTTCTAATTATATGATGGATGGTGGTAGAATAGATACGATTATAGTTAAAGATTCTTCACAACATCAAAAGAAATATCTTTACGATTTATTGAATAGTAACGGTATACCTAAATCAATCTTATATAGAAGATTCACCACCTATAGAAGAGAATAATCTTCTAATGAAATGTTTTTTTACGGGTTTTTCAATTGGTTTTGGATCCGCATATTGATGTCCCTCCAAAATAAAAACCATCTCAACACCTGACATATCAATTTTAAACTTTTTATGTCCTTGGTCTATTTGTCTAAAATGCCCCAACACTTTTTTAAAATCTTCTTCATTTAATTCAAAAAGCATTGCGGATTTTCCTTCGGGAAACATAGATAATGTAGCGTCAGAAATTAACGCTAGTTTCTCCATTATCCCAATAACATTTTCTTCAGTTTCTGCCATAGCGTTAATTTAACTTCATTTGTTTTGTTGGGGATTATGTCATCCTTCTTAAAATTTTTTATCTCATTTAAAAATTTTAACTTGTCAAGTTCAATCTCTTTTTGATCTTTTTTAATCTCGTTCTTCAACCAATCCTGCATCCCTTCCAGTTGGTTCAGCGGTTTCTTCATCATCCTCTAATTCAATTTTAGGTTCATTTATGTCAAAGGTTAACGCTTGCAAACTGTTTAAATTTTGTTTTTCAAAGATTGCTTTCAACTCATTTACCTTATGTTGGAACAATTTATCTTTATCCTCCCTTTCTTTATTATAAGAGATAACATTTTTAATACTATCAATCAACTCATTAGTTGATGTTTCACTAAACTCCGCAACAAAAGAGAAAAATCTATAACCTGTTGTAGTTTTTTCATTTTCCATTACTGATTTCTCATTAACAAACTTTTTAGGTAATTTCCAACTTTCAGGAAATTCTATGTCAAAAGATAGGTAGTTTTTAATTTTCCTAACCGATTGTAGGTAAGGAAATAATATATTGAACTCTTCAAATAATCCCATTAATTTAATTGTATTAAATATGTTATGATGTAAGATAAAAATAAACCGAAAAAAATGGTTCCCCTACCACTCATCTCAAACTTTTTAGGTTCGGATTGTAGTAGGGAAACAATAAATCTAAAAACAATTCCAAAAACTGAAATTAGTGAAAACACAAATACAAAAAGATATATGGTGTTTAAACTTGTCATATTACGCAGTTTTTTTCGCTTCTAATATTTCACCTCGTAGTTGTTGAAGCAAAGCTTTTAATTCTTGAGAGGTTTTTCTTGCTCTCGTCCCAGCACTTTTATTTCCTGATTCAAACTTAGTCACATCAACACTAAGTTCTTCGGTAAGCACTTTAATTTTTTCTAATGTTTCCATTTTTATTAATTAAAAAAGTTTATTTATGTTAACCTAAATTTAAATTAATTAACTACAATGTCAATATTATACTGACATATTTTTATCTAATGATTTATATATACTAGAAATCATATCCAAATCCGATTTAGTGAATGGTTTTTTTCTGTCAAATAGATCATTAAAAAATTCCCCTATAGAATTTTTTATCCTACTTTCTTTTTGATCGTAAAAGATGTCTCCGAAGAATAATGAAAAATAATCATAATGATCACCCCTTTTATTAAAGACAATTCCTTCCTTTTGGAAATTCTCAACAGTTTTACTCCAACACCACTCAAAATGTTTAAGGTTATCCTCTTCGGATAAAATAATTTGAGTTTCACTGTTCTTATCGTCCCCCAAATATGTATCTAAAATCAGATAATATAAAGAAAAACTAAAGTCATAATATAAATCCATTTTTTCAGGTATTATATTATTAACTTTAAACCATATGTCCACATCATCGGGCTCCATTGGTTTTGCTATATAATTAAAAAAATTCTCCATAGACAAGTATCTATGGAGAATAATAATAAAGATATTTTTTATGTAAATTATTGGGTTCTATCCTCGTATCCCATTAATGATTTCATTCTAATTGACTCCTCATTGAGTTTTTTAGTTGTCTTATCTTCAGTTGATTCAAGTTTCATCATTATTTTACTTGCTTTATCTGTTTCACTTCCTGATTTATCATTAACAACAGGTTGTGGTGATTTATTATATGCCTTTCTTTTTAGTTTAGCAAGTAAATTGTCTTTTCTAATTGTATTTCGTTTTTTGTTTGTTGGTGTTTCAACTGCGTTAGCCCATTCAGGGTTATTTCCTGTCCTTGAAGAACCTTCAACATTATCACTCACCCAATCTTCATTTGGATGGATTTCATCGTAGTCAAGGTTTTCTAATCCAGCGGCAGTAAAGTTGTCCACATAATCTTGAACCGCATTTGATGGGACATATGCCATTTTTTCCATTTTTTCAATCTCACCATTACCCATTGGGAAATTTTTAGGATTCATATCGTAGTCACCTTTAGATCCGTCCTTAAGATAATCTTTCATCTTCTTTTGAACACTTTTCATATAGTCGTCTTCTTCTTTTTTAGAACCCTTATGTGATTTTTCATAAGCAACATATCCTGCCGGTGTTTTTCCTTTTTTGATAGTATCTTTTGTTTTACTTTCTTCTTTTATAATACCTTCAATAATATCAATTATTTCATCTTCGGTGAATAAAGCGGTTTCATTAATGTATTCTAATTTATATAAGGTGTTGTCAACATTTTGTTTTTTACTTTCTTTAACAGGATATTTTTTACCGTCAACAGAGAAACTTGATTTACCATCTTTTTTAGCGTCGGCAAGAGCTCCTGAAAACGCATTACCTTCTTCCATTTCTTCTTCTTCCATTGAAGATTTGCCACATTCCATGCATTCACCTTTTCCTTCTTTTCTTTCCTTTTTAGATCTTAACATTTTAAAATCTTCGGAATCTAATCTATTGTTCTTGTTTTTATCTAAATTGCGTTGTTTTCCGTGTAGTTTTTCCATAACTTCACCACCTGAATATCCACATTCCATACATTCACCTTCATTCATTTCTGAACCACACTCCTCACAGGTTTCCCCTTCTTGAACATAATCAAATGATGACCCGGGAGGATTAAATTTTAACTTTTCCATTATTTCATCCGCCTTATCTTCTAATGTTTCAGTTAAGACCTTTCTAAATAAATTATCGTAATAAGTGTTACTTTTCATAGTTTTGTTTTTTATAATAAATATCGTTATTTACCTGTTTTTCTTAATTCATACAAAATAATATCTTTTATATGATCTTCGTGTAAGTTATAGGTGTTACTCACTTTCCCAATAATATCCTTAAGAGTTTCGTTTTCAAATATTTTAAGGGCGTTAATATCCCCCTGATTACAATAGGGAAATGTTTTACATTTTTTTTTAACCTGAACGAATTTTCCTCCCGGTAACTGTGTTTTTCTTGATGGTTTCCAATTTTTCTTACTATTGGTTTTTGCCCAAATACTAGTTCCTTCGTAAGAACCTGAAGATGCGGTAGATGTGGCTTCCTTTGTTTCCACTTTCTTAACTTTTCCTTGACAATGTGCTTTTTGACTAAACCCTTTTGGATTATTACAATCAATACTGTCTTTATATTTTTTAGACCATTTTTCTTCAATCTCGTCCTCTTCTTTCATATCACCAAATAATGGTGATTCAAATGCTCCAACACCACCACCTGAACCTGTCGCCTCTTTAGTTTCAGTTTTATCTTTCTTTATTAGAGATTTTAAAAAATCAATTAACTCATCAGGATTCTTCAATATTTTTCTTATTTCAGCTTTGATTTTATTGTTATTCATTTTTTTATTCTTAACTAATTTCATAACATCAGATAATGTATAATCATCTTTAAGATAATCAGTTGATTTGTCCCTAATATCATCTTCTTCCGACTCTTTATTCTCGGTAAACTCTTTTCTCGCATTTGCTTGATCAATACCTGTCACCCCCATACTAGTTGCTTCTTGGTTGAATTGTTTTTTAAATAAGTCGGTTAAATTTTCCATTACGCACTTCTGAATTTAGATTCCCAGAAACTTCTTTGTTGATACATTATCGTATAGAATTCTCTGAATGATTTTATTATTAGTTCTTTAACATCTTTTTCTATTTTACCTCGTTTCATCTCTTTAGAGATTCTGTCCAATAGTTTGTCCTCAAACTGTTTTATAGTTGTTGATCCCAAGAAATCTTTAATTTCTTTTTTAATCAATGTTTCAATTTCTCGTTTATCTGTTTGTGATAATGCCATTACTTAAAAATGATTATGTAGGTTAATCCCCCAATTATTGCACCTCCTACGATTTCAATAATTGTATTCTTGGTTTTTAATTTTTTAATGTCCTTTCTCAAACCATCATTTTGGTTCTCAACTATTGTAAATTTCTCTTGTTCTTTTTTAATTTGTAACTTATAATTATCTTCTTTTAATTCCATAGTCGCAATAATACTGTCCTGAATAGTAACTTTATTTTGAGTTTGTTTTAATTCGGTTTCAGTCAATTTATGAACTTCAGTCAATTGATCCAATTTATTTAAATCCAAGGCGATTTGTTTAGCCACACCATAAGGAAAACAAATTTGTGTTGTGTCCTGTTTAACCTGACTAAAAATTATTGACGGTATTAATGTTAATAATAATATGATTAATAACTTTTTCATTTTTAATATTTATATCTTTTATGGAATAAACTATCAAGTTGGGCTACATCCATTTTTGAAATTTCTTCTCCCTTATCTTTATAGTATTCCCGTATTATTGTTTTTTGATTTCTAACTTGAGCAATTGTTGAGTCAATTTTGGTTAATTCACTTTTATAACCCTCAATTGTTTTATCAAGTTGTTGTTGGTTTTTTAAAATTAAATCAATATCTTTATTTAATTGTTCTAATTTATACTTATCTAATTCGGGCATTTGGGGTTTTGGTGTAAATAAATAAACCAACAAATAAATTACGAATAATCCTATTCCAACAATTAGAATATCTTTAAGATTCGTTTTTAAAAATTCTTTCATTTTTCAGATGTTTTCTTTTTTGATGCAATTACTTTAGACCATTTAGATTTAAATTTCTCGTAATATGTTTGCAATTTATTGATAAATTCAAGGAAATCGTCATCTAACTTAATCATAGTCCCGTTTATATATACTCCTTTAGATTCCCCAATTGAGAAGAAAAATTCAAGATCTAATTCTGTAATTTTACCTGACCATTCAACATTGTTTTCGTAAACATTAAGTTTATTAAAATCCACGATTTCCGCAACTTCAGTTACGAACTCATCCATACTTTCTTGAAATGCAATTTTATCATCAGTGGTTAATTGGATGTCTGTGCTATCGGTTCCGTGAAGAACTAAAATTCCTCCAGATATTCGGTAAGCCTTTTTCTTTTCAGGTTTACTTACTTTCTCCTCGTTGTCATCCTCTGCAGTTTCGTAATCAATCTCTTCTTCCGAATCTTCTAATGGATTAATTTTTTTTGTAATATCAGTAGTAGGATTGGATTGTTCGGTAATCATACCATAACTTTCTCTAATTCTATTAGATTCTTCATTTAATAAATTACCCCCAAGTAATCTTCTTGACGATTCCAATAATTGTTTTAACTCCTCGTAATTATTCATTTTCAATTAGTTTTGTAAATTGTTCAAAATTAAAAGCCGGACTAACATCTGTAAATTCTATATCAAAATTACTTTTAGTCACAATACCTTCGTATCTTTCAACACCATTTATTTTAGTATTATGTCCAACACATTCCTTATTTATGGAGAGTTCTTTGGTTAATTTTTTACATAATTCAGCGGTTTTTTCTATCTGAATTTCAGTATATGGTTGCCAAAAAAAGTAATCTCTCCACTTTTTATCATATATCTTCTCTTTATAAATATTACCAATCCAATTAATGTGTGAATTTTTTAATGGTTCTTTTTCCATCCAACCTAAATTCTCTAAACATATTATGATTGAGTTTTTATTTATATTGGTGTCAGAGAAATAATTGGTATGCTCATTATCGTTTAAAAGTTTTAAAATTTTACCCTCTCTATTTATTATATAGTTTGGAATTTTGTCGTATTTACCGTTATAACGATACTTTAAAGACATCAAATAATTTTTAATGTCCCTTGAAGTATGTGATAAAATTATTTGTTTTTTCTTCTTTTGTTTACCTATTGGTTTAAACTCCCCATATTTTGTAATATCAATCATCCCTTCTTATATACTAACCTTTTTTTATTTTTCACCCCCCTATCATACAGTTCATAATCGTCAGTTGTGTCAAATAATTCCTCATTTGTGACATCGTCAAAGGATGGTATTGGTTCAGATGTTTCGTAATCAACAAAATTATCTTCTTCGGTTTCATATGGTGTAAACGCCAATGCGGTTGGTTCATCTTTCAAATCTTCAGGTGTTGGTGTGGGAAGTTTACCTTCTTCTCTCAATCTTTTAACCTTTTCCCATATTTTTTTTGCTTGGTGGGTGCTTGGTCGGTGCTTGATCGGTGCTTGGTCGGTGCTTGGTCGGTGCTTGGTCGGTGCTTGGTGGGTGGTTAACTCCTCAACAATATCCTCCAACAATTCTTTTGTGGTATCAGGTTTTTTTCTTCGTCCTTTGAATGCCTGATTTGTTGCGATAACTAATGTGATTGCCAATGGATCAAACACAAAGATTAATACTAATATAAAAAGGTTGGCGGTTTTCTTAATATCCCAATTTAATAATTCGCTAACATATTTTAACGCACCCAATTCACTACCCGAAATTTCTTCCGATTCCATATTCAAAATATCAACATCAAGTTTTGTGATACTATCATTCATAGAATCAACTCTTTTTGCAATTGTATCTCGTCTTACTTGTGCTTGTGATAATTGTGTTTCAAACGACTTTCTGTTGGCGTTATTCGCTTTAGTTATTACTTGTCCCGTTTTTCTATCCACAGATTGTGTTGTGGTGTTGTTGGACAATCCATCTCTTAATTTGGTGATGTCCCCATCTAAAGTTGTTTTCTCTTCACTTAACTCATCCTTAACTTCCTCAAATCGTTTCTTTTTAACCTCAATGTTCTTAACTTGTTTCTCGTTTATTTCAAGTTTTGCAATATTCCCTTGGAATCCTGTGCTTAATAAACCGTAAATCCCAAGTGAAGTAATGATTGATAGAGTCACTAACGCAATTGTTAAATATATTTTTAACACTCCATAGGTTTCCTTCCATTTATCGTGTAGATAAGTTGCAATTGCAATTTTAGATATTTCAAGGAATGAACCCATAATAATCACAGGTAATGCAACTCCAACAAATACGATTGATAATCCGACTACTGAATAATATGCTGCAGTCCCAGATAACCCCAAGGCACAAAATAATAAAAACCAAGGTAAAAATTTTTCTTTCATAATATATAAACTATACCCAATAAATACTAAAGATAAAGAAAAACCCCCATTTTAGGTGGGGGTTTATATATGATAGGTTAGTTATTTTTTAATTATCAATCAATGTTTCAACTTTAATTTCACCATCAACAAACCTTGACACTGAACAATGTTCAATTTCAACATCACCTTCAATGGTGTTTTTAAATTCATTGTATTGTTCTTCATTTTCTAATGAACCACATTGAGTTGCCGGTGATTGATATACTTTCAATCTATACGATCCATATGGATTTTTTAACTCATTGGTTTCCCAAATTAAATTATCAAAGGTATAATTTTCAGTTCCATCGTTGGTAAGAAATTTACCATTCTCATCTCTTTTATAAAATGCCGATCTATGATAACCACAATTATTACAATTTACATAATCTTCCCCCGTTTTGTAATAGAAATCGCTAAACGCTTCTTGTTTACAATTTGGACACTCAATATAATCTATTACACTTCCCATTTTTATTTTTATTTTTATTTTTTATAAGTAATCAAATAATTCAGTGGTTTCGTTTCTTAATTTCCTTAAAGCCTTTTGTTTTATCTGACGAACCCTCTCTTTCGTCAAACCAAAATCCGAACCAATGTCCTCCAAAGTTCTTGGTGTGCCGGATAGCCCAAAGTAATCCTCAATGATTACTCGTTCTCTTTCGTCCAAAACATTGAGAGTATTTATTAATTTTTCTTTAAGGATGTCCGCAGTGTTAAACGCCGCATCAGGAGCGTCAGCGTCCATATTTGGAATCATATCTATGAATGTATCTCCTTCATCATTGATATTCATATCCAAATCAATCATTGATGGTAATGAAGCGAATTTATCGGATAGTTTTCCACCATTGTTTTGAATTTCTTTCTTCGCCCTGTGAAGATCTTGAACCACATTTACCGGTAACCTGATTGTTCTTGCGTTATCATTCAATGATTGGATGATTGATTGTTTAACCCACCAAACCGCATATGAAATAAACCTCAAGTTTTTACTCCAATCAAAGTTTTTAATTGCTTTCAACAATCCCAAATTACCTTCGGCAACCAAGTCAGGAAAGTCCAAACCTTGATTTTGATATTGTTTTGCAACAGTAATGACAAATCGCAAATTACCAACCAATAATTCTTGTTCAACCTGTCTTCGTTGGTTATCAGTTAAAGTATCTGACATCATAAGTTTTGACAATTCTTTTTCCCTTTCAGGTGTCATAACTTTAATCTTCCTAATATCTTTTAAATAGTGAGAGATTTCGTCCTGATTAATCGGCATTCCTGTTCCTTTTTCTTTCATATATTTTATTTTGAATATTCTTCCAATTTTAGTTTCTCCACACTCGTGAGAGAATCCATTCCTTCATCATTGATTTTATCAAGAAGTTCGTCCAAAGACATATTACACACATCTTCTTTTTGTTTGTCAACAACTAATGGATTGTTTAATTTAACCATATCAAGTAACATATCAAAAATTGCATCATCATTATGATTAAGATCTTTGGGTTTAAATGTGATATTTTTAATATCAATCTTATCACCATTATTAACAGATAAAAGGTGATTTTCTTTGTCCTTACCCATATTTGTTGTCATAATTCCACCTTCGAAGGGAATAAGGGTAAACATAATATCTACAAACTCCTCAAATACCAAACCAATATAGATTGACATTTCATCGTGATTCAAAGCAGAATCAAAATGAAAAATTGCATTCCCATCACCATAAACATATTTTATATGATCCGAAATTATGATAGGTTGTATTTCTTTAGCAATTTTGGTGGTTAGTTCTTCACTACCCATAGTTTCACTTTCACCATATACACACATTAGATACCTCATATTATTTTTTTTACAAAGATATAAATAATTCTTAAACTGACAATTTTTTAGATTCTTTATTATTTTTTCGTTTCAATAAAGCGTCCTCTTTAGATAAAAGAAATTTAACTTTTGGATTTGGTGTTTCCTCATTATAAGGTATTAAGTTCTCAACCCTTCTGTTAGATAAATCAACATAATCTTTATCTAAATCAATTCCAACATAGTTTCTATTATTAAGTTTCGCCATTTTTAATGTGGTTCCACTTCCGCACATAGGATCCAACACCAATTCACCTTCACTACTCCAAGACAAAATATGATCTTCCGCCAATGATTCAGGAAATATTGCTGGATGTTGAAATGCAATGTCATCTTTGGATGAGAATCCCTTACCGTTATTAACATACCAAACATTGTATCTAGTTCCAAATTCGGAAACAACAAATCTATCTACCTTTTTAAGGTTACCATCTTTTTCTCTTTTTGACGGATCACCAAAATTACTATGTCCCGCCCATCTGTTTGGTTTATCCTTTAATAGATTAACCGTTTTTGGTTTCCCCTTTGATAATACAAACATATACTCAAATACTTGAGAATATCTTCCCGTTTCAGGAAATGGAGCACCATTCTTATGATAAATCATAGTGTCATAAAGGGTAAATCCAATCTCCATAAACTTAAGAGCTTGTTTGAATGAACTTCCTGTCTCACCACCATTTTTTACTTGATCATTTACAACCCAAACAACAACACCACCTTTTTTGGTTACTCTATATAGTTCACGAGCCATTTCCACGAATGGAAAACTAAACCCGTCCTCAAAAACAACCTCATCCTTAATCTTACCATTATAGGTTCTCATATTATCATAGGGGGGTGATGTCACAGTTAAGTCAAATGTGTTATCTTCATATCTTTGTAATGTTTCTATAGCATTACCTAAAATTATTTCGTTCATTTATTTTAATTTAAATTCAATATTTATCCTATGATAACCTTTTCAATCGTTTTTATTAATTACTAAAGATTTTTTAAAATCTATTGGTGAATACCAATAACAACCATCACAACCTAAAGATTCATCATAATTAACATCCCCTCTAATGAACCCAATTGAAAACCCTAATTGTGTTGCATCAAATCTTTTATTCGTTTTTTTACAAGGGACACAACCTGAACTTCTTTTTAACATATTCGATCTACGGGTTAATGGTATGAAATCATTAAAATTTTGAGATTCTAAATTTAACACATTTAAATCATCATATCTTCCATTGCGATGATCCACTTCAATATCATCAGAGCTTATCCCCGCGAATCCGGTGTGTTCACATCTTAAACTTTTTATTTTAGTGAATATGTCATTCCTTATTTGTCTTGTCCCTACGTGATTATTATCAATACCATTTAATTTAATAAACCAATTATCCCCCGAACCTCCTCTTTCAAAAAGATATTTACCTTTTAATTGTTCAGGCCATTTATACCCATTTCCCGATCTTAAAAATTTAAATTCATTTATAAATTCAGTTGCAAAAATTTTACGAGAAACCCCAAATTCATTAGGATCCGCTAACAATAAAAAAAGTTGTATTTTAGTCATACTACAAATATATCACATTTTTTTTATTCTTTCATAACTAAATTCAACTTGTTTTTCACTTATTTCACTTCCAATAAAATCTCGTTCAATTAAACTACAACACACTCCAGTGGTTCCGGTACCCATAAATGGGTCATAAATTAAATCCCCCACTTTTGAATATATTTTTAATAATTTTTCACATAATTCAACCGAATAGGTTGCTTTATTTAATGGTGTTGATTCGTCATTGTTTTTTGCAACAATAAAATTGTCAATTATTTCATAATATTTTTGTCCTTTAGGTGATATTTTTACAACATTTTTAAAACAATTAAATGTTTTTAATTCTTTTTTTCTTGTAATTACAAAGATAAACTCAATATTTCTATTCAACCTATTATACGATGCTGGATGGGGAATACTATTATTTTTTTTCCATATAATTGTGTCTGCAACAGTAAAATTTGTTTTTTCAATAATTGATGAAACCATTGTATATGGAAGTCCTGGATTTTCTATTGAGTATGAAAAATTATATAATATAACCCCATTTTTTTTTAAAACACTATCAAATTCGTTAAATAATTTAACAGTCCATATATTATAATCCTCTTCCGTTTTCCAATCTTGATACTCATCATACCTGTTTTGTTTATCGGCATACCCACCTTTTCGTTTTGTCATATTATAGGGTGGTGAAGTTAAAATAACATCAACACAATTTTTCTCCATTTTACTCATACTGAGAAAACAATCCTCATTATAAAAAATATTTTTTTCCATACTATTTTAATATTATTTCATTCGTATTTACTTCCTTTACTTAAATTATCAAACGTTCATAATGGTTGTAAATTATTACTGATACACTTGCGAAATATTATCTTCTTTTCTAATTTTAACAACAGTATCCGCCCATTGATTAACCATTGGATTGTGTGTGATAACAAATATCTTCTCAAAGTATTCTTTAATTTTAACAAAGAACTCTGAAACCATTTCCAAATTATCGTTTGAAATCTTCCCGAAAACCTCGTCAAACACGATTATATTCGGTTTTGGTAATGAACAAATCTTACTCAATACGGATCTCAATGCCAATGATGCGATTGTCTTTTCATATCCCGAACCTGAAACCATTAGTTTCTCCACACCGGTACCATTATCAATCATCATAAATTCAACTTCATTTTTATCGCTAATTCTAACCTCAAGTTTAAAGTATGAACTGTCCTCCATTAGTCGTTGAAGTTCCGAGTTTATCAATGGCGTCATAGTTTTCATTATGATTTTAGAAATCCCATTTTTACCAAAAGCTTCCAAATATATTTTATACAATTTCTCTTTTTCAGATTCTTCCTGAATTTTGATAATCATACTTAAATTATTCTTAATCTTTTCTTCTAAAGATGTTATCTGATAAGTGTTATTATTGATTGATGTATTTTTTAATGTTTTATCTCTTTCAAGTTCTTCAATTCTAATACCGGCTTTCAATAACAATGTTTCAATCTTTTCGTTTTCTTTGATTTTATCCTGAAGTTCAGAATATTTAACCAATTTTTGTTTAAGGTTTTCAATTTTTAAATCAAATCCCTCAATACTCAAATCATATTTTTCTTTGATTAGTTTGTTTTTTTCATACTCGTCAAACTCTTTTTTAAGTTGAGTGAAGGCTTGTTCTTTGCCTGTTAAAACTTGCATTAACCCCAATATTTCGTCTTTTTGCCTATTATAACCATCAAGTTCGGCAATTTTAGAATGGGTAATAGATGCCATCATTAAGTCAATTCCGCAGTGTTCACATTTAATCCCACCGTCCACAGAACTTTTCAATTCTTCAATTGACTTAATTTTGGTTTCTACCTCAACTTTTTGTTTAAACGATTCGTTATATTCTTCCTTAACCTTGTCGTGTTTATCTTCGTAATAAAATGAAGATGGTTCAACCACCTGTAATTCATTTAACTTTCCAATCACATCATTTTTTTGACGTTCAAATGATTTTATTTCCTCACTAACTTTATCAGGATTTGTTTGAGCGATATCATTATCAATATTGGTATGTTTCTTTTTTAACATATCATCACGATAATCCTTACCCTTCGTTAAATTTACATCAATTTGATTAAGTTCTTCTTTTAATGTTTCAATACCGGTTTTTAATGTTCCAATACTAGTTTCATATGTTTCATTATCACTTTTTAATTGTTCGGTGTTATAAACATTTGACAACATTGATTTGGAGAAATCAGAATAAATTTGTTTTGCAGATTCTTCTTTTTTCTTTAAAAACTCCAACCCCATAAACCTTGAAAGAACTTGTCCTCTTGCGGTTGGTTTTGATTCTAAAAGATCCTCAAGATTTGTTGCGGTAGTTAGGATTGTCATTAAGAAATCCTCTTTAGAACCTATTGATGTTTTAATAAAGTTCTCGGTTTCTCGTCTTTGTTCACCAGTAAAATTTTGTAAACTTCCATCGGCAAGTTTTTTGAAAAAGTCCAATTCAGTTTTTACATTCCATTCACCTTTTTTGGACATTTTTCTTTCAATATTCCTAACAATAACATATTCCTCACCATCAATGATAATCTCACCTTTAACGGATACTTTATCTTTGGTTGTAAATCTGTTGAAGATTTCTTCCGCTTTTGATGTTTTTGTGGTTTCATTAAAGAATAGGAACATCAATAGATCCACTGACAATACCGTCTTGCCACCAAAGTTAGGTGGATTAGACTCAACCACCGTAATTCCATTACATTTATCAAAATCAATACGCTGGTTTTCACCATATGATAAGAAATTAGAGAACTCAATGTTTTTAATATACCATTTCTTAAATGATGAGGTTTCTTCTTCCGATTCGGACATTTTATTCTCAACCATTCTATTGATTGACATTACCTCGTCAACACGGTTTTCATACCCTTTAGATTTAAGGAATTGTTTCAACAAATCAGATTGATAATTTGTATCCATAATATTTACGGACACATCAACACTTTGCATCGTATCTTCCTGAATGTTTTTAACTTTCGTAATAACATTTACATTGGTGGAATTATACTTCTTTTGAAAGTAATGTTTAACACTCTTGATTTTATCTTGAGTGAAATTATCCGAAATGTCTTCCCAAACTACCTGAATAGATGGGTTTTCAAAGTTAGAAAACTCTAAATCTTTTATCATAATATTGTAATTAAATGTTTTTGGTGGATTAAATAGATCCATCTATTATTGTTCGTCTTCAGATGTTATAGATTCTTCAACTGTGTTTACTTCGTCAATAGTTTCAACATCAGTTACGTTTTCAATGTCGTTAGTGTCAACAATATTAAATTCAATAGGACTATCCCCCACTTGAACCTCCAAACCTTCCGATTCTTTGAATTTGTCCATTTGTTCTTTAAGAAGTTTGTTAAATGCGTTTTGCATCTTTGTTTTTTCTAACACAATTTTTTGATTTCGTTTTGCAACTTTTGCTCTGTGCTCTTTGTCTCTTTTCCCCATTTTTATTTTATTAGTCGTTTAAAATTTGTGGTCCATTTTCATCTTCCACGATATATGTTGTCTCAATTTTTTGATTTGATAATCTGTTTTCTTCAAACCATTCCACAATAGCATTTATTCCCCATACTGCTCCTGACGCTAATAAACCGTCAAAGAATATTGATGCGTATTGGTTAACTCCCAACATTTCATGCCAAGGAGAATATGCTACAAATGACATAAAAAATCCTGACCAAGTGCTAGTACACATCATGCAGGAAACCAAATCAGATATAAATCCAAATAACTGACTTAATACGGGAATACCACTATCCCCAACTCTTCGGAACCAATTTCTTAATCCCTGAAATATTGATCCATAAACCAATATGTTTGACATACCATATGCTGATAATATCCAAATTAATATGCTCATAATTTTTGTGTTATATTAGAACCTTTAAGATAAACAGCCCCTTGACTGACCTTAATACTTTCTAATTGTTTATTTATGCCTTCCAGCTCTTCTATTTTTTTGTCTTTCAATGATAGTTCTTTTCTTAATTTCTGTAAAGTTTCCCCCATCATTTTTAACTTTTCATTGTTTTCAACTTCCTTAATTACCTCCACCTCTTTTATTATTTCAATTGGTGGTTTAGATAAATGTTCGTCTAAACTTTGTCTAACTTTGTCTAATTCTTCATCTTTTTTAGACATTTTTTCTTCCAACTTGGTGATAATTCCTCCAAGTTCATTTTCGGTGGTTTTGTCACTAATGTATTCTATTTTTGTGACAATTTTTTCAACGGGAACTTCCACTCGTTTTTCAACTATTACCTCTATTTCCGTGTGTTTTTCCTCAATCCCGTCTGTTTTTAAGTGTATTTCCTCATCATTAAGTGAATTTCCCAAGAGTCCATACTTTTCAATATTAAATCCTGATTGAAAACATTTTTTAAAAAATTTATCGGTGTCGTCAATTTTGTTTAATTCACAAAACGATAATACCGACTGTATGGTTTTTTTGTTAAATATTTTTGAGTAGTTCGGTTCCATTTTCAATATCTTCAAATGATTTAATCTCAAACTTCAAAAAAGGTTTTGGATTGAATAAGTCAGTGTATGTATATTCTTTTGTTTCCACATTATACACTCCATATCCGTGTCTTCCAATACTTTCCCCCATATTATTCTGTATTGCTGATCCCACCATATATCCCTTACCCGTTTTAAAGTTAAATTCTTGTCTTTTATGAATATCTCCACATAAAACGACTTCAAGTCCGTTAAATTTTTCAATATCATAAGCTTCTTCTCCAAAGTCAAAACCAAGATCAGTTTTCATCCCTTGTATTGGTCCGTGAAATAGACCAATTTTAATACCTGTCGCAATGTTTAAATCGGGTGGAATATTTCCTTGGAATTGAGAATATACACACCAACTGATATTTTCATCGTCATAAATACCCCTATCTTTATAATAGATAATATTTGAATTATTTAATGATTCAATTATTGGTGTTAGAGAATCTAATCTATCTAAATTATTTATAAGAGCATCATGGTTACCCGGAATTATTATTGTTTTTGCAACATAACTACATTCTTTTAATAACCAAGAAACAATATTTATTAATTCCGGAGTTAATTGATTTTTAGAGTGTAGTAAATCTCCCGTAAACACGATACGATCAGGTTCTAATTCTCTCCATTGTCCAATTGCAGTTTCAAGTATGGAACGATATAAATCGTGATCTTTAAATAATCTGATATGTAAATCAGAGAAATGTATAATTTTTTTAACCATATATAAAATATAAGATATTTTATTGGTTTTGTCAAACAAAAAACCCCACCTTATTCGGATGGGGACTTAATTTCTATTGGGGGTTGATTACTAGTGTTCCGATACTTTTTAAAGTCGTTAATCCACTTTTGTTCATCACTAATGACTTGTCCCATTTT